TTCATTAAGTTAGCATACGCACACTAAATAATAACAGAATTGGAGAAATGAATGAATTAGACCCCTCTATATTATTATTTTCATGAGGAGAAAATCATGCACAATCTAGTATCATTTAATCAATTAGCAGACTGGACTAAGAGTCTTAAAAGACTTAGTAAAACTCTAGACACTACAATGGAGGAGAGCGATCAAATCAACGATTATTACGAATGTTTAATCGAGTGTAGTGATAACCAAGCAACGTGTAAACGAATTTGCAGACCAATTTTAACAATCTGACCGAGACCAACCAATTGGAGAACTGTCACCTAATACCCCCGCCGTAAGGTGGGGGTTTGGTATTATAGGTGCATACGAGACAAACTCTATGGCAGTTCAACACGAAATCAAATCCCAACTCGCCAAACTTCTTGCTACTGAGGATTTGATTGTAGAGCATAAGAATTGCGATACCGCCTGCTTTAATGTTCATACCCGCGTTCTAACGCTTCCAATGTGGGAGAAAGCAAGCAATACTGTATATGACCTTCTGGTGGGACATGAAGTAGGTCATGCATTATTCACACCTGACGAAAACTGGCTAGAGAAAGTAGCAGTTCCTCCCCAGTTTGTGAATGTGGTTGAGGATGCTCGCATTGAAAAGATGATGAAGCGTAAATATGCCGGACTAGCAAAAACTTTCTACCATGGGTACAAGGAATTACAAGCAGAAGACTTTTTCTCTATATCTGATAGCAATGTTGCTGATCTCAATCTTGCTGATCGTGCAAATTTATACTTTAAGGTCGGTAATTTTGTAAATATTTCTTTTGATTCTGAAGAGAAATTGTTGATTCAGAAAATCGCAGACGTAGAAACGTTTGATGATGCGTTGAGAGTTGCTGAAGAATTGTATCTTTATTGTAAGAAAGAGAAAGAAGAGAAAGTAGATGATATGCCTATGCCACCTAATGAGATGGGCGGCGAATCTGAACAACCTGCAAATGAATCAGTGCAGGAGCAGCAAGAATCTGCTGGAGAGGGTGCTAGTGACTTTATGACCCATGAGGAGATGCTTGAAGAGGCGCAACGTAGAGAATCTGCTCCTGCTACCTTGAACGATGAACCAGAGGTGCAGACTGCTGATGCTCTAGAATCAAATTTGCAGGATCTTGTAGACACTGATAGTCGTGAGAACGTATATGTGGAGATTCCTAAAGTTGATCTGAAGTATATCATTGCTAAGAACGATGATATTCATAAAGATATTGATGCTTGGTTTAATCATCAGAAGAATAATTGTTCTCTAGGTATTTTTGAGAGTGCTGATGAAGAGTTTGTTAAGTTCAAACGTAATGCACAGAAAGAAGTTAACTATCTGGTAAAAGAGTTTGAGTGTCGCAAGGCAGCAGATTCCTATGCCCGTGCTACTACCGCTCGCACTGGTGTTCTTGATACTTCCAAATTGCATACTTACAAGTATAACGAAGATCTATTCAAGAAAGTCTCTGTGATTCCTGATGGCAAAAATCATGGACTTATTTTTGTACTTGATTGGAGTGGTTCTATGAGTCGTGTGATGTTGGATACTATCAAGCAACTCTACAATCTAATCTGGTTCTGTAAGAAAGTTTCTATTCCTTTTGAGGTATATGCTTTCACGAATGAGTGGAAGAAACCTGAAATGAATTATGAAACGGGTGAACTTGTGAAACCAGCAGATTGGACTTCTTCTTATGTGAAGAAAGAAAATCTCCTTGCTGTTCATGAGCAGTTCTCTATGATGAATCTTCTGACCAGCAAAACAAATGGTAAGCAACTAGAACATCAGTTGATTAACATCTGGCGTATTGCAAAATCCTTCAGTAATTTCTACGGATCTCCTTATTCTGTTCCTACTCGTTTGGGTCTGTCTGGCACTCCTCTGAATGAAGCATTTGTGTGTCTTCACCAGATCCTTCCTCAGTTCCAAAAGCAGAACAAACTGCAGAAGGTTCAGTGTATTGCCTTGACTGATGGTGAAGCAAATCACCTCACTCGTCATGTTGAGGTTAAACGTCACTGGGAAAATGAACCTTACATGGGAACTCGTCAGTTGTCTGGTGGTGTTACTTTTCTTCGGGATCGTAAGACTGGTAATACCTATCAGGTTCCCTATGGTTATCACGGATTCTCTGACTTGATGCTACAGAATCTTCGCGATAACTTCCCTACGGTCAATTTTGTGGGTATTCGTGTTCTTGAGGGTCGCGATGCAAACCATTTCATGAGATTGTATTATGATCAGAATTCTAATGAATTTCGTAAGATTCAAAGTGAATGGAAAAAGCAGAGGAGTTGCATTATTAAGACCTCTGGTTATCATGCATATTTTGCGATGTCTGCTGCCTCATTATCTCAAGACGCTGACTTTGAAGTTGATGATGGTGCTACCAAAGCAAAGATTAAATCTGCTTTTATCAAATCTTTGAAGACTAAGAAACTAAATAAAAAAGTTCTTGGAGAATTCATTTCCTTAGTAGCATGAAAATGAATTGGAAAGAAATCGCACTTCAATGTGAAAGCGATCCTAAAGTAAGAAAAGTTCTTAAGGAAGGTCCAAAGAGTCTTGCTCAGGCATGGATGATGCAGGCAATGAAATTCAAATATAGTCAATATGAAAAGTGACACAAGGCGGGTTTGAGACCCGCTTTTTTCGATTATAATAACTTCAGTTCAAACAAACCACATGTCCCTATCACCCGAGTTCATTCGCACTTCCCTTCAGGGATTATATGGTGAGTCTGTTGCTGCTGCTGATATTCGTGCCTGGTGTGCTATGAATGGTGCGAACTATCAAACTGTCACCAACAAACTTGCTGATTACAAAACTGGTCGTGGAAAGTGGAACTTGACTGTACAAGAAAAACTAGAACAAACTTATCAGGCACCAACCGCAATGCCTGCTGTTGAGCAAAACCTTATTCCTGTAAAAGATGATACCTTCGTCAGCTTTGGTAACTTCGCTGATATTAAAAAGATTATTAAGTCCGGTCTATTTTACCCTACGTTTATTACGGGTCTTTCAGGTAATGGTAAGACGTTCTCTGTGGAGCAAGCATGTGCTCAATTGGGTAGAGAACTTATCCGAGTCAACATTACAGTAGAAACAGATGAAGATGATCTTATTGGTGGTTTCCGTCTTATTGGTGGTGAAACCGTCTGGCATAATGGCCCGGTCATTGAAGCACTCCAACGTGGAGCAGTCTTGCTCCTTGACGAAATCGACCTTGCCTCAAACAAAATCCTTTGTCTCCAGTCTATTCTCGAAGGAAAAGGAGTTTTCCTCAAGAAGATTGGCAAATGGGTTGCGCCCACAGAAGGTTTCCAAGTATTTGCAACCGCCAATACTAAAGGCAAAGGAAGTGACGACGGACGATTCATTGGAACTAACGTGCTCAACGAAGCATTCCTTGAGCGATTCCCTGTAACCTTTGAGCAAGAGTATCCTACTCCTCAAACAGAACAGAAGATTCTTGGTAAGATCTGTAAGGATGAAGAGTTCTGCAAGCGTCTCTCTGATTGGGCAGATATCATCCGCAAGACCTTCTATGATGGTGGTATCGAAGAGATCATTAGTACCCGTCGCCTAGTCCATATCGTCCGTGCATACAGCATCTTCAATGACAAGGCAAAGGCAATTCAGGTCTGTGTGAACCGTTTTGATGATGAGACCAAGCAAGCATTCTTGGAACTGTACGACAAAGTTGATGCAGATTTCCAGATGCCAATTGACGCGGGGGTACAATCCTGATATAATATGGTTAACTCATGGTCCTTTCTATTTGACGAATTAAATATGTCTAATCAAGATTATTGGAATGAAGATGGATTCAGTTTGACAGGTAATCCTGGCACTGCATCTCCAGATACTATTGTTTTTAGTGGTTCTCGTCTTCCAGGTGGTATGGGTAATGATCATATCACCTTCACAAGTGATGGTATTAATGCTGCAGAATCTGTGTCATATAATTACCTTGGATCTGAAGATACTCTTTCTTTTGATCTACCCAAACCCACCAATCCTCCAACTTCTAATGGTAAGAGGAAGTATAGTGAAAATGTAATTATTAAAGAATTGCAAGATTATATCACTAGAACATATGACCAGCATTATTCTGCTGGTTCTGATAAGATTCAAACTCTTGATCTTATCGAAGCTTGTGGTGATGGTGAGGCATTCTGTCGCAGCAACATTCTCAAGTATGCGTCACGATATGATAAGAAGGGAACCGCCCGTCGTGACATTATGAAGATTCTGCATTATGCTGTCCTTCTAATGCATTTTAATGATAAAAATGCAAACCGTGAAACCTATCCTCAGTGATGAAAATTCGACCTGTTATGAAACTTTCTGATAAGACTATTTCTGTTTTGAAGAACTTCTCTTCAATCAACCAATCCATTTTGTTTAAAGAGGGTAACAAACTTCGCACCATCAGTGTGATGAAGAATATTCTTGCAGAGGCAACGATTAATGAAGAGTTCATGAAGGACTTTGGAATCTATGACCTAAACCAGTTTCTTAATGGTTTGAGTTTACATTCTAGTCCTGAACTTGACTTTGCTAATGATGGATATGTTGTTATCCGTGAAGGTCGGTCTCGCTCTAAGTACTTTTTTGCAGACCCTAATGTAATTGTGACACCTCCAGAGAAAGAAATTAAACTTCCTAGTGAGGATGTTCAATTTGAACTGAGCACTGAGCAGTTGGATAAACTACTGAAAGCGTCTGCTGTTTATCAACTTCCTGACCTTTCTGCTGTTGGTGAAGCAGGTGTGGTCAAACTGGTTGTTCGTGATAAGAAGAACGACACTTCTAATGACTACTCTGTTATTGTTGGTGATACTGACAAAGAGTTCTCATTCAATTTTAAAGTTGAGAATATTAAGATTCTCCCCGGAACCTATGGGGTTGTTGTGTCGCAAAAACTTCTATCTCGATTCACATCCAAGAATCATGATCTGACTTATTATATTGCACTGGAACCTGATTCTACTTTTGGTTGATGACCTTTGATGTTGCCATGAGGATCACCGGTAGTGCTCTTGCGATCATTGCCTACTTTGTGGTTCTTCATATCAGTGTTGCTTTTGGGGTGCTTCTTCACTTTATTGGCGATGCTATTTCAGTTCCTTACTTTGTAAAGACAAAATCTTGGGATGTGGTTATAATGCTATCATTCCTTTTGATAATCTCTTTATCAAAAATATTATGAATATCTTTGTGACAGATCCAAACCCATACAAGTCTGCTATGGTTCTTCCTGACAAGCACATTGTCAAGATGCCCTTAGAGACCTGTCAGATGCTTGCTATTGTATGCTCTGACAAGTGGGGACATAACTTTGGCACTCTTCCTAGAGCAGATGGTACTCCCTATGCTACTGAGAAGGGTGCTTTTCGTAATCACCCATGCACCAAGTGGGCAAATGAATTTGTGACCAACTGGCAATGGTTACTTGCTCATGGACTTGCTATGTGTAATGAGTATACTGCTCGCTATGGCAAGGTCCACACCTGCCAGAAGACCCTTCTAGCAGCAAAGGAGATACTTCCTACAGCAGACCCTCAAGGTCGCAGTGGAAAGGGTCCAACACCGTTTGTATTTGCTGGACCTGATGAGTTCAAGCATGATAATTCAATATCGATCTTTGACAAATATAAGATGTATATTTCATCTAAACCATGGGTATGCGATAATTATCTTCGTATTCCTGATCGCAAACCTGATTGGGTACAATGAAACACATTCTTTTTACTTTGAAAGGTTGCCCTTTTGATTTGCTTGATGATAAAGAGTTCATAAGAATGGTTTTGTTTAGAGCATCAAAAGAATGTAAATCAACATTACTTGATTTAACAGTACATAAGTTTGAACCGCAAGGTGTGACTGGAATTGCTATGCTTGCTGAGAGTCATCTCAGTATCCATACCTGGCCAGAGAATGGTATGGCAGTTTGCGATGTCTTTACTTGTGGGGATACCGCTATACCTGAAAATGGTGTAGAATATATGAAAGAACAATTGAAGGCAACTGATATTGTGTCTAATGAATTTGTTCGACCTTTAGAATGAAAACTACTTTAACAGTTGATGAAAATGGAATTCTAACATTCCC